AAACAGTCACACTTTGCCATGTACATCATTTAAGACTACATTCAATTTATGGCAAACGACCACAATTAATAACCGCTGAAAAACAGCAAAGATGGGTAAGTAAACAAAGAGACAAATATGGCATGGTATGATTTTCTATTAGGTAGAAATACTAAAAAAGAAGAAAAATTAAATCCTTCTCAATACGTAATTTCAAGAAATGAAGGACTAACAGTAGATAGTCGTGAGAATATCACGAGCTATAAAAATGCTTACGAGCAGTTAGAAGTAGTTAATAGAGCTGTCAATATGATAGTCGATGATTGCTCTGATATCCCATTTTTAGTACAAGAACAACTACAAGGCACTTCACCTATATTCAAAAATGTAAGAAAGACAAGAGTAGATCTTCTACTCAATAAAGAACCAAATCCGTTTCAAGATATTAGCACATTCAAAAGAAATATACTAGTCGATTTAATTATTGATGGTAATATTTTTGTTTACTTTGATGGCATACATATGTATCATCTACCAGCAGATAAGATGAGAATTGAAACTGATGAAGATACTTATATAAGTAAGTATATATTTGATAACAGTATTGATTATTCAGTAAATGAAATAATCCATATCAAAGAAAATAGTTTTCATTCTATTTATAGAGGAGTTCCAAGATTGAAACCTGCTCATAGAACTATGCAATTGCTTAGTAATATGAGAAACTTTCAAGATAACTTTTTTAAGAATGGAGCAGTTCCAGGTTTAGTACTAAAAAGTCCTAATACTCTTTCTGAGAAAATAAAAGAAAGAATGTTACAGGCTTGGGTCGCTAGATACAATCCAAATACTGGAGGTCGCAGACCTTTATTTTTAGATGGTGGATTAGAAGTTGAAAACTTAACAGAAGTTAATTTTAAAGAATTAGATTTTCAAGAGGCAATTAAGTCTAATGAGAGAATCATTCTTGAGGCGTTAGGAGTTCCACCTATTCTTATGGATAGTGGTAATAATGCAAATATAAGACCAAATCAGAGAATGTATTATTTAGAAACTATACTACCTATAGTTAAGAAAATAATGAAAGGATTTGAAAGATTTTTCGGTTTTAGATTAGTAGAAGATGTAACAAATGTTCCGTCACTACAACCAGAACTGAGAGATCAAGCAGCATACTATGCTTCTTTGGTTAATACAGGTATTATGACACCTAATGAAGCTAGGGAGAAGTTAAATCTTGAAAAAGTTGAAGGATTTGATACACCAAGAGTTCCTGCAAATATCGCAGGTAGTGCCGCAAACCCAATCGAGGGTGGTAGGCCAACAGAAAATGAGGAAGAATAAATATGAACAGAATGAAAATGATAAATCAATTAGGCGAGTATTTTACCAAAAAAGGTAAATATCTTGAACTAAATGAGTATAATTTAGAATCGGATACTCCAATGAGGTCGGTTCAAGTAAAGAGAGTTTTTAACTCTTGGAGTAGAATGATGACTATGGTAAAAAACTATTACCCAAATGTTGGAGTTGTAGTTAAAAAAGTAACCCCTAAGGTTGCTCCAAAGAAATCAACTACTAAAAAGGTGAAGAAAGATGTCTAATAAGATTTTTCACTGGACAAATACTTTTAAATCATTAGGTGAACAACCTGATGGGAGTATTGAAATTAAAGGACTAGCAAGCACTAACACACAAGATAGAGCAGGTGATGTTATTGAGGTTGAAGCATGGACAAAAGGTGGAGTAGATAATTATTTACAAAATCCTATTGTTCTATACAATCACAATCATGATCAACCTATCGGAAGAGCGAAGGCTGTTAGAACTGTAGATAACGGTTTAGAGTTCACTGCTAAAATATCAAAAGCAGCTGGACAAATTACTGATTTAATTAAAGACGGTGTTCTTGGAGCATTTTCTGTAGGTTTCCGTGTGAAAGATGCAGATCATATTCCTGACACTGGTGGATTAAGAATCAAAGATGCTGAACTTTTCGAAGTTTCTGTAGTATCAGTACCTTGCAATCAGGGAGCTATGTTCTCTCTTGCAAAAAGTTTTGATAATATGGCAGACTATGAAGAGTTTAAGAAATCTTTTATAGAGACTAACTCAGCAGACTCAGTTAAAACTGAAGAAGTTGGGCAGTCTAAAGTGGCGCAAGCCAACATTAAGGAGAATCGCATGAGCGAAGAAATGAAAGCTCCTGAGGGCTTTAACCTTGACGCTTTTGCTAAAGAAGTAGCTGAAAAAGCAGCTACTAAATTAGCAATGCAACAAGCTGAAACTAAAGCAGCTGAAGAGAAAGCAGCTAAGGAAGCTGCTGTAAAGGCTGCTCAAGTAGAAGCTGAGAAAACAGCGGAAGTTGAAGCACAACAGGAAATAGAAAAGAAAGTTGTTATATCAGCACTATCAGGTGCAGAACAACTAATGAGTGACGTTGAGAAAAGATTTAACGAGAAGAACGAAGAATTAGGTTCAATCGTTGGTGAACTTCAAAAAGAACTCAAAGAAAAATCAGAAGAAATTCAACACATCAGAGAATCTAAGAGAGTTTTCTCAAATAGAGGAAATGATGCAGATTGGAAAAAATCTTTTGAAAATGAAATATTAGATGCAAAATTTGCTGGTCTAGCGACTGGTAAAGGTTGGAACAATAACCATGCAAAAAGTGTAATGGAGAAAGTTAATCAACATTCAACAGTTGAAGTTTCTTCAGCAGACTTTGAGCAAGTTGTTTCAGCAAACATCGAAAGAGATATTCAGAATGAATTAGTATTAGCACCTCTATTTAGAGAAATACAAATGAGTTCTGCAAATCAAATTTTACCTATCTTACCAGATGCAGGTTATGCTGAATTTACAACAGCCGTAACAGGTAGTGGTACAGCACCGTTTGGTAACTTAGAAGAAAGAGCTGATAACAGTGCAGCACCTTTTACAGGTATTCAAATGCAAGAAAGAACTTTATCAACAAACAAGTTGATTTCAAAAACTTTCTTAGGAAATGAAACTGAAGAAGATGCAATTATTCCAATATTACCTTTAATCAGAGAATCTATGGTTAGATCTCACGCAAGGGGTATTGAAAATGCTATCTTATTAGGTAACGATTCAGGAGGCCAATATACTTCAGGTATATTTGATGGTCTATTGAAAATGGCAGAAGCTGACAGTCATCACACAGATGACGTAGGTGCAGGTTCACCAGCAGCGTTCGGAGCAACTGATGCAGTTTTAGCTTCAGACCTATTAGGTATGAGAAAGAATATGGGTAAATATGGTGTCAATCCATCAGACGTAGTTTATATAGTATCACAAGATGCATATTATAATCTATTAGAAGATGCTGAGTTCCAAGATGTCAATCTAGTTGGCGATCTTTCAACAAAGCTATCTGGTGAAATTGGTCAAGTATTTGGATCAAGAGTTATTCTCTGTGATGAGTTTGTAGCGAAAGCACACTCCCAATACGCAGCTGTAGCTGTTTATACCAGAAACTATGTAATGCCAAGATTAAGAGGTGTTACAATCGAATCTGATTACGATGTCGAGAATCAAAGAAGAGTACTTGTGGCTTCACAAAGACTTGGATTTACTGATGTCATTTCAGGAGCAACATCAAAATGGGGCTTTAAATACGACGCTAGTTAATTAGCATAGAAAGGCTTGAGGGGAGCCTATCCCCTCACTTATTCAATTATGGCAGATTTAGTAACAGTATCAGAATACAAGACAGCAGAGGGAATAGCAGGAACCCAGAATGATGCACGACTTACAGTTTTAGTACCCCAAGTTTCAGACTTGGTGAAAAAATATTGCGGTACATCATTTATAGACTTCTTTTCATCAGCAAAGACAGAAACTTTTAATATTAGTGATAATATAACATCAATAGTAGTAATGAGTGAAACACCACTAAATTCGGTAACATCAGTTAAAGAACGTGATAACCCGAGTACAGACTATGTAACACTTACTAACAATACGGATTATTATATAGACACAGCAAGTGATTCAATTTTTAGATTGGATTCTAGCGGTAATAGAAAAGCTTTTAAATCAGGATTTGGCTCAGTGCAAGTTATATATACGGCAGGATATTCAACAGCACCCAAAGACCTGGAATTAGCAGTTTTTGATTTAATTACTTATTATTTGAAAGATGAGCACAAGCAGCGAAGAACTCTTGGTGGAGCAAGTATACAAAACCAAGGCACTGCAGGCTTAAGAACAAGTACTGATTTTCCTGACCATATCAAACGAGTACTTGATCTTTATCGAGTAGTCATCTAATGGCAGCAAAAAATATTATAAAAATCTTACAAACAAGATTAAAAAAACCAATAAAAGATTTATATGAATCACAAAATCAATCTCATAGACATTATGTGATTTATAGAAAAGCACATATGGTTTTATTAATAAAAAATGCCATAATAAAAATTATAAATAGTGACGCAAGATTTTCAGGAGCAACACTTCCTAAAAATGCAGATAATATAATAGGTAATGTATATAGCAGTTATATGACAACAGGAAATATTGTAAAAGCATATTCAAGTTATGGTTTTAAACAGGGTAGTGAAGGAAAAGGTAAACGTTTTTATTTTGCTAAAGGTTTTGCTAAAGGAGATAATATAAAAATATTTTTTCCTACTCCAGAATCGAGAGCTATGGCAAAAATGACAAGACAACAAAAAAGACAACCTTTGCCTAATATATATGATAATGTAGTATCTAAGAAAGGGCCAAATAATGATTTACTAAGTAATTTAATACAAAAATCTTTAATACAAGTACTAGATTTAAAAAGTACTAAAAGAGGAAGAGGAAATTCCGTAACATTACCAGACGGCTCATCAATAGGAGCTTCTAAATTAAAACCTGGAACAACTCCAAATGCTAGAAAGCTTCATGGAGGAGATACTACAAAAGCAGGCTATACTTTCGATTCTGTTATTGGAGAAGAAAATCCGGAAGGAACTACAGCAAGAACAGTAGATGCAATAGAAGAACTAAAAAAGATAGATTTAAATTCTATAGAGAAGATGGCAGGACAAACTTTAGGAGAATCTAGTTTTAATTTAGGATTTGATTTTGTACTTGATAGCTTTGATATCTTTTTTGATATAAATAGCACTACTGTAAGTGATATTGTTAAAAATAATAAAAAAGTTGATGTAGCTATAACAATAGGTGATGCAAAAATGCAAAAACTACAGCAATATGGAGATAAGCCTGGATTAGAGAAAATATATAGTGCTTTGGAAAGGGAATTATTAGAATATTTATCAGATTCTGCTGCTCAAACTTCTAAATCTATGAAAGATTTAAATACTGAAAGGGGAGCACAAGCTATAATAAAGGGAATATTTGGACCTTTAACACAAAAGGGAACTCCTGATATGAGATTTAAAGCAAATAGAGCTTTAATGAATAAGAAAAGAGGGAAAAAACAAACAACAGCACAATTTAAAGAGTCTTTTGCAAAAACAGTACAAAGTAGTATAATAAAGAAAGCAACTACAAAATCTGTAAGTAGAAAGAATAAAAGATATAATAGAAACACAACTAATAGTACTACTTCTTTAGCAGCTTTAATGCAGATAGTAAATGCTCAACTACCAAGATTTTTAAAAAGAAATATGACTCCGCCTCGATTACAATATAGAGGAAAAGGAAATCCAAGCAGACCGTTTGCAGGACCTTTTAATACAGGAGTAGAAGTAACAAGTCTTACAGATAGTAAGTCAAATGCAGGTGGCTTAAATGTAAACTATACTTATGAGAAATATCCTTATCAAACATTTGAACCAGGATTTGAACAAGGTAGTACATTGAGAGACCCTCGTGAACTCATTAAAACAAGTATAAGACAGATAATGATAGCAAACAAACAGAATAGATTTTTGAGGTTTAGACGACACTAATGAGCGCACAAGGAAGAACATACTCAACAAGAAGAAGAGCAATAGTAGGTGCCTTAAAAACTTTACTAGAAACAATTAATGGATCAGGTTCGTTTCGAACAAATGTCGCAGAAGTAGCTTCTCGACTAAAATTTTGGGACGAGGTAATAGATTTTCCCACTATTCACATAGGAGCAGGTAATGAAACTCGTGAATACGCAAGTGGAAATCATAGATTTCGTTTTTTGCAATTAACAATAAGATGTTACGTGCAAGACGAAGATGACGTAATTCTCAGTTTAGAGAAATTACTAGAAGACGTGGAGTCTGTATTGGAGGATAATGATCCGATATCATATACAGACGGAAGCGGAAATACGCAATCTACTGCTCAGACAACCATTCTGAGTATAGATACAGATGAAGGAGTACTAGAACCTCTCGGCATCGGTGAGATCGTCGCAGAGATAAGGTACTAAGGAGAAAAAAATGGCAGATACATTTTATTTTAGTCGGGATACGAAAGTTTTTATGACAGATGAAGCATCAACCGCAGTTATGTGGGAGATCCCTGTTTTAGATGGTTTTAGTTTTTCTCAGGCTACAAATACAAGTGAAATTACTTTGAATGAAATGACAGATGCTGCAGGCAAGAGTAGAAGAAGTAGACAGATGTTTACAGATTCTTATGCACCAGCAGAATGGAGTTTTTCAACTTATATGAGACCGTTTGGAGCAGTACCAGCAGGTTCTGGAAATATATGGGAGCCAAGTGCTTCTATTTCTGGAAACCCACAACACGCTGTTGAGGAAGCACTTTGGGCATATTTTGTAGGACATACAGGTTTTACAATAGGCGCAAGTTCAACAGCTTCAGCATGGAATGGAACTGGTGGTATTACAAATAGTGACAGTAGCATGGTAGTTGATTTCAGACAAACAGAAGTTGCAGCTTTAGGTACATTCGATCTTTATTTTGAGATGGGCAGCGCAAGTGCTGGTACTAATCTTACTTATAAAATAGAAGGGTGTGTTGTAAATTCAGCAAGTATCGATTTTGATATTGATGGAATTGCAACAATTAACTGGAGTGGTATGGGTAAAGTCATCACAGAAAGTGGTGCAGATAAACCAACACCTACTAAGTTAATTAGTGAAGGAACTACAACTACAAATAATTTCATAAGAAATAGACTAACATCACTAACAACAGCAACAGGTGCTAGTGGTAACTTTAATTCAAGTTATGATTTAGTTTTAACAGGTGGGAATATAACATTAGAAAATAATATTACTTTCCTTACACCAGAAACACTTGGTGTAGTTAACCAACCTTTAGGGAACGTTACAGGAACTAGAAGTGTAAGTGGAAACTTTACTTGTTATCTAAATAATGATACATCAATGTCTGCAGAATTATTTGAAGATATTATTGAATCAACTTCAGTAATTACAAATGACTTTGATTTAACATTTAACATTGGTGGAGGAAGCTCGCCAAAAGTTGCAATTCAAATGCCAAATTGTCACTTAGAAGTTCCAACACATTCAATAGAAGATATTATATCCCTTGATGTGAACTTTCATGCATTACCAGCAAATATTGATCCAGGATCAACAGCAGGTAGCTATGAAGCAACAATAACTTATACAGGTAATGACTTAGCATAAATAATTTAATTGGAGGGCTTCGGCCCTCCACTTTACAGGAGAAGAAATGACAGAAGAAAATAAAACACCGGTTAGTTTAAAATCACTACTTACACCAAGTAAGACAGTAGAATTTGACTATCCAGGAATGGACGGATTCAAAGTAAAACTTTGTTATCTTGCCAGAGAAGAATTAGTAAAACTGAGAGCAAAATGTGTCTCTCAAAAGTTTAACAAGAAAACCCGAGGGTTTGAAGAACAACTTGATGATGAAAAGTTTTTAGCAGAGTATACAGCATCTGTTATAAAAGGTTGGAGTGGTTTTACATATAACTATGTAGCACAATTACTATTAACAGCAGATGATGTTGCTAATAAGCCTGGAGAATTACCTTTTAGTCAAGAAAACGTTGAAGTTCTTATGCAAAACTCAGTAGACTTTGATCAGTGGGTCACTGAAACAGTTGGAGAACTAGAAAATTTTACGAAGAGCAAGTAGAAGAAATACTTGCTCTTATTAAAAGAAAATTTACATATGCTAAAATAGGTGTAGAAACTTATTTAAAAATATGTGAACAAACAGGAGAGGAACCTGATCCAGAGAAAATGCCTCCTGAAATGGTTGATTTTCCATTTGAAGTTCAAATGGCTTTTCTAATTCATAACCTACTTCCAGATAGATGGGACGGTATGAGTGGAAGTTATATGGGAAAAGATTGGTCAGCTTATGGAACACTACTAGATATATATGAGATAGTAGATAAAAAAGAGACAACATATTTTGTTAAAGCAATAGAAAGTGAAAACTCAAAAGTCTTAAACGATGAAATGAGTAATAAGAGAAAAGCACAAGAACGTGCAAGCACGACGAATACAGGTGGAATATCCTCGTCTAATATAAAAAGAAAGTAATGGCAAAAAAGATAAAAGGTGGTTCAGTTGAGGTTACCGTAACCGATAAGGGCTCGTTAAAGAGACTTGGTAGAAATGCAAGACGTACTGCTAAGGATATGGGTTCTGTTGCTAAAAGCACGGCAGAATCCGATAGACGACTTAAATCTTTATCAGGTCAAACATCAAACTCATCAAAAGCTTTTTCTAAACAAGCACAAACCATTTCAGGTGGTCTTGTACCTATTTATGCAACATTAGCAGCACAGGTCTTTGCTGTGTCTGCGGCTTACAGATTTATGTCAGAATCTGCTAATTTCAAAAATTTATTAGATGGGCAGTTAGCTTATGGTACTCTTACAGGTAATATGTATAGTGTACTTGCTACTGATATTCGAGACGCAACAAAAGCACAAATAAGTTTTTCAGAAGCATCACAAGCAGCAGCTATAGGTAGTGCCGCAGGTCTATCAGGTGAGCAGTTAGAGAGATTATCAGCTGCAGCATTAAACACTTCTGTTGCTTTAGGGCGAGACTTGACTGATTCATTTAATCGTCTTGTTCGAGGTGTTACAAAAGCAGAACCAGAATTACTTGATGAATTAGGTATTATTTTAAGACTTGATCCTGCATTAAGAAACTATGCAACAGCTATACGAAAAACAAAAGAACAATTAAATCCATTTGAAAGATCACAAGCTGTTACTAATGAAGTTCTTGCACAAGCAGAGTCTAAGTTTGGAGCAATAGGAGACCTTATGCCTAAAAGTGCTTTTGCAGTTCAACAATTTGGACAAGCATTTACAGAAGTATTAGAAGATGTAAAAGTTATAATAGCAAATATAGGTGCAGTTGCTTTACCTTTCTTTACTCAGAATGTTACAGCTCTTATAGGAGCATTATCAGCATTTTCACTAGGAATTATTAAAACCATGCTTCCAAATTTTGAAGCAGTAGCAGAACAAGCAAGAGTAAAACGAAAAGAATTACAAGCAGAATTAAAAATAATAAATGCTGAAATGGCAACATTACAAGCCGGTGGTGCAATTAAAACAAAAGCAGATGCAAGAGGGATAAGAAAAACTTCTGCTGCAGATATACAGAAATTTAGACCCGATTTAAATGTTAAAAAACTAAGTGATCGACAAGTAACTTCTTTACTTGCACAAGCGAACAGAGGTCGTATAAAAATGACTGCCCAAATGAAAGGCAATGAACAAGCATATAAAGCATCACTTGAGCGAATGGCCGCTGCAAATAAAAGATTACAAGGAAAACAAGTGCTTGATGTACAAACTGCAGAACAGAAAAAAAGACAAGAATTTTTGAAAACAGAACAGGCAGCTATAGCTTCAGAAGAAAAAAGAGCAAATAAGTCAATGTCTTTAAATAAAATTGTTAGTAAAAGCTTTAATGCTCTAATGTTTGCTAGTTTAGCCGTAATGGGACTAGATTTAGTAAAAAGTGGTCTTAGAAGAGCAACAATGGGAAAAGAGGGCTTAGACGATTTTACGGAAGCAAATCGAGAATTAGATGCTTCAGTTAGTAGGTTAGAAAAAATAAATAAACAATTAGTTGATATGGATAAAAGATCAGATCGGGTTGTCTCATCTTTTACTCAGTTATCAAATGCTTTACGTTCAATTAAAATGGAAGAAGATGCATTTAATGTTATGAATCAAGATTTAGATAAATTAATAGCACATACTAAATCATCGGCTATTGGCGATATATTTTTAGGACAAGGTCTTGGGATATCTTCTTTCTTTAGTGATCAGATAATGGGATTTTTTGATTTTAGTGGTGATGCTGAGCAAGGTGCAAAATTAAAAGAACAAAGACAGGAATTTCTTGATCAACTAACTAATTTAAAAAGGTTAGCAACTCCTGCATTAAATAAAGCAATTGAAAATATTGAAGCAGCTATCGCAGGAAAGGATAGATCTGGATTAGAAAATGCAATTAGTAATTTTGAACAACTAAGAGATGAATACAATAAATTAACTGCAAGTGCAAAAGGATTAACTGAGGCACAAAAAACTTTGAATACTTCAATTACTGGATTTGTTAATAAATTTGCACCAAAAGAAGCAGGAAGAGAAATGCGAACTGCTTTAACAGCAGCAGTACTTGCAACAACTCATACAGGTAAGGTACTACAACAAGATATTGATGCGATAGGTGGTCAACGTGAGGTTGAATTTGTTGCAATGTTTGGAGACAACAAGCAAGCAAAAAATATATTAGAAAGACAAAAGGCTTTAAAAGAGCAAGTAAGCCTAAATAATGCTATAAAAGGAATATTAGATCAACATATAGATCAACAAAATACACTTAATTTAGCAGTAAATAAGACTAAAGTTAAAAAAAGTGAAATAGTAAAAGACGAAAGTGCATTAAGTGCACAACTAAAAAGACAAGTTGCTGAAGAAGAAGCATCAAATAAATTAGCAAATCATAAACTACAAATATCCATTACTGAAGGTTTATTAGCCAAGGAAGAGATAGTAGCTCGAAAAGATATAGCAGATGCTTTAAATGCAGGTCTTAAGAATATGAAAGAACAACAAACAGTTCTTGAAAATCAATTAGAAACAACAAAAAATATTGAAAAAATTAGAAGAGACGGATTACAGAATAAGCTTGCAACAAGAGCAGAAACTACTGATCCATTTAGTTTATCTCACATGTTTGGTATGACAAAACCAATTACAGAAAACGATATAGAGAACACAATGGATAAGAACCCAGGCATGACTCGTCCAGAAGCAATTGAAAATTTAAAAGCATTTAACACAGAGTTAACTTTATCAGAAACTAAATTAAAAATGGTAGAAGGTTTATCAACAAGTATAGGTACAACTTTAATGGACGGTTTTGCTAATGCATTTGTAGAAGTAGCAAAAGGAACAACAACATTTGCAGATGCTTTTAGAAATATGGCAATTAAAATACTTGCAGATATAGCATCGATGACTATGAGAATGTTAATACTTAATACTCTGTTCCCGGGTGGTGGCTCTGTAGATCCTTTAATGAATATGTTAGGAACTAGAGTAGAAAATCCTTTTGGAGCCCCTACAGGGCCTATGGGCAGAACAGGAGGAGTTATGTCATCACCAGGATATCGTTCATATGCAAGAGGTGGTGTAGCAATGGGTCCAGACTCAGGATATGCTGCAACACTTCACGGAACAGAGGCAGTTGTACCACTTGGAAACAGTAGAAGTATTCCAGTAGAATTAAAAGGTGCAGGTGGTGGAGTAAATAATATTACTGTAAATGTAAATGGCGGAACACAAAGTTCAGGTCAAAATCCACAGCAAGGAAAAGCACTTGGAGACATGATACAAGCGGCAACAATGGAAATAATCCAAAGAGAGAAGAGACCTGGAGGAGTTTTAAGTAGATAATGGCAACAGCAATAACACAAAATGGCGGATCAAATATAAGTGGCTTTAGCGCACCTGTATCGGTAGATAAAGGGTTTGCTAGATCAAATACACCTAAAGTTCATACTATAACTTTTGGCGATGGCTTTGAACAAAGAATTGCAGATGGTATAAACAACTTACCACAAACAATGAGTGTTACTTTTAATACTCGACCAAAAGCAGAGATTGATGCTCTTGTAGATTTTTTCGAAGATTTAAATGGTGTTACAAAGTTTCAAATGACAATCGATAAAGATTCAGCAGGTAGTAATACTAGTACAACAGAAACAATAAAAGTTGTATGTAAATCATGGGATCAAACATGGGACTATGATAATTTTTACAGTCTTTCAGCAACTTTCGAAAGAGTATATGAGGCATAATGGCAGACAAAATAGCAATCAAACAATTACAGGGTTTAGAACAAATTTCACCCTTTGTTACTCTTTTTGAATTAGAGTATGACGATGCAGGCACAAAAAAATACTTTGTACGAGGCGGTGAAGAAGATTTAAGTACTGTTCAGTTTAGAGACTATGATAGTCCAGGAACAGTACGAACTTATGAGATTTTACCTATAACTATAGAAGGATTAGAGCATAGTTCAACAGGACCTTCTGCAAGACCAGTTCTTAGAGTAGCAAACGTACTAAATACTTTTGAAACCGCAGTAGGAATAAACTTAGATAATTTAATAGGTAAAAAATTAATAAGAAGACGAACACTTAAAAAATACTTATATGGAGAAGCTGGAGATGCGAATCCTCCAATAGAGTTTCCAAGACAGGTTTACATTATAGATAGAATAGAAACTAGAAATGCTATGGAAGTTGCTTTTGAATTAACAACTCCATTTGAAGTAGAAGGATTAAATTTACCTTATAGAGTAGTTGGACACAATGCTTGTAGTTGGATTTATCAAGGCTCAAGCCCTACAAAAAGTGTAGCTAATCAAGTTGGTGGCTGTACTTGGCACGCTAAAGGAAAATACAACTTAAAAGGAGTAACATTTACTGTTCATGTAAACTACGATGATGAATATGTAATTCCTTCTAGTACAAGTTTTACTAGTTACAGTAGTGGAACAGTAAATGCAGATTTATATCGAAGTACCACAGTTACTTATTCAAATGGATCAGCAGGTGGAGTATATAGGTTAAAAGCAGATGGAAGTCTCGATACTTCTACTAGCGGTAACTTAACAAATTATTGGCAAGCTGTTAGAACAACTACTAATACTCCTTCAGACAGCAATACTGACTGGTCAAGAGTAAGAATATATCAGACATATAGTAACTCAACTACTTGGTATGCTTATAATGATGATAGATATAGTGATTATGTAATACATAATGATCTAATATGGAAAGCAAAAAGAACACAGGCTTCTGGTGGAAGCCAAATAGCTCCAAGTGCTACAGCTACTGATTATTGGGAAAGAGGAGATGTCTGCGGAAAAAGATTAAACTCTTGTAAATGTAGATTTGGATTTAACCCTATAACTGCAACCTCAGCAAGTAGTACAGGAAAAGGAACAAAAGACACAGAACTATCTTTACCATTTGGAGGATTTCCAGGTGCAAGAAAGTTTAAATAAATTACTACCTGAGATATATTCTCATGTAGCAAAAGAAGCGCCAAGAGAAGGCTGTGGAATAATAATAAATGGACCAAAATTTATTCCACTAGAGAATATAAGTAGAGAGAAAGATCACTTTACAATCGACCCAAAAGAATTCGTCAAGTATTCGATGATTTCTAAAATATTATATGTAGTCCATAGTCACTACATGCAAGATTGTAAACCAAGTGAGCATGACAAAAATAATTGTAAAGCGGTAGGTATACCATATTTAATAGTTTCCTACCCAGAGAAGAAAGAGTATATTTATGACCCAAGTTAAGTTATTAGGTGAATTAGGCAAAAAGTTTGGAAGCGAATGGACTTCCAATAGTAAATCTATGCGTGATATTTTTAAACTAATTGAATGTCAAGTTGACGGATTTAAAGAGTATTTAGAGGATTGTCACGAAAAGAATATTGGATTTACTATACAAAACGGAGAAGACTTCATAGATTATGATGACTTACTTCTTTGTAATGTAAAAGATACAGTTATTATTTCAGCAGTTCCAGCAGGTTCTGGAAAAGGATTAGGAAAGATACTTGCAGCAATAGCAATTGTTGCTTTAATATTTATTAGACCAGATCTCTTTTTTGCTGATGGTACGACTGTTTCTGAAGCAGTTAAAGAAGGCTTCTTTAATTCTATGACAAATCAAGGTCTATTTCTTACTTCAATAGGAGCAAACTTAGCAATTGCAGGCATAACAGAAATGACTGCGCCAGACGCAGGTGACATGACAAGTGATCCTTCATTTTTATTTAATGGCGGAAACAATAGCATAGAACAAGGACAACCCGTTCCTTTATTATACGGCAAAATGAAAATAGGAGGAGTACCAATTAGTCAACAATTTACTCCTGGTAGAATAAAAAATACAAACGGTTACCAATATGTTTCCGGTGATACAGACTATACTGCTACTCGATATATCGGTAGTGATAGTGGTGGAACAATAGGCGGCAGTGGCGGTGGCACAGGTGGAGGAAGTGGAGACTTGAATCCAGGAGAGGTTCCAATAATAGCATAATGGCAAAATATACAAGTGAGCCTTTTGGTGTAAAAAACAGTGGTGATCTAAGAAGAGCAGATAAAGATCAATTTGCAACAACTTATGATATATTAAGTGAAGGACCAATTGAGGGTTTAGATAACGGTTTATCCTCTGTTTTTATTAATGATGTTCCACTTATTCAACAACAAGCAGAAAATATACTTAAACCAAGAAGGTTTAAAGCAACAACTACAGCAACTAATACAACAGTTACACATGCACAATTTGGAGAAATAGATTCTTTATCTTACCAAAATAAAACAGGACTAAGTCTAGGAAAAAGAAAAGTAGCAATAGAAAAAGCTGGAGCAAAAGGAACTGGCATAGCATCTGCTACAGTAGACACAACATTAGTTACAACAAGCGCTGATTTCTTTACCACACTTATGCTGGCTCAGTGTAGACAAAATGCAGTACCTATATATTTAAGAATTGCAGGAGCTGGTGTCAATGGAACAGAATTAAGAACAAAAATAGTAAACTTTACAAACGTACGAAGTATAAAAATTGCCGATCCAATCGGTACAACAGTATCAAGCGTTGATATCTTTTTTGACCATCTTACAACACTATCAAGTATTAGTGGCAATGCAGCAACATTAGCAGATGCACCAGGCGTATCTATTACTAATGCAAACATACAGGTATCTAGCCCGGATACTGCAGGATTAAATTTATCAAATTTATTTAACTTCAAAGATGTTGAATTAGGTTTTCGAGTTGGTAATAAAGTACAACCTTTATTAGTTTCAAGTGATAGCGAAGGAACTTCAACTCTATTTACTCCAAATATACAATTAGAACAAGCAGACTTAAGATCTGCAATAGGAACAACAGGAAATCTATCAAGCGCAACATATAATGATGATGAGTTAGATGAAGTAGATGAAGATCAAGGAACATCAGCAGACACTCTTCTTACTGCAGCAGCTATGGGAGTTACTGCAGCTTCTGAAGTTGATGAAGTACATTTAACTTTTGCTTTTCCTCAATCTCATGCACTAAAAGTATCTTCAGGAGCAAAAGGAGCTTCATTTGTTGAATTTCAAATATTTTTTGAATATAGTACAGATAATGGTAGTTCTTTTACATCGGAACTTGCATTTGGACCAAGTAATAATGATATACTAACTCGTTCAGGTAGAAATGGTAGAGATGTAAACTTTGTAATTAGCGGAAATAGTGGAATACCAAATAATGGATATGTAAAACCAAACCCTGCACAATTTACAAGTTTCATAGAAGAATTTAAAATAGACACAAAACAATTTCAACCCTTTGATACATATAGAATAAGAGTAAGAAGAATAACTGCTTTAAACTTTAAAGATAAATCATATCAACACACAAATCCATCTACATTACAGTCAGTTGATAATATAGTAAAAGATAAACTATCTTACCCTTACACTTCATATGTCTCATTAGGATTCAATGCAAAAGACTTTGATAGTAATGTACCTACAAGAAGTTATTTACTAAAAGGACGAAAGGTAAAAGTTCCAACAAACTACTTTACACGAGACGAGACAGGAGGCTCAGCGACTTACAAAAGAAATGTAAGTTCAGGAGCAAGTGAAAGTACTTACCAGACATGGGACGGCAATTTTAGAGGAGATCATACTACATTTAATGAATCATCTGTAAACTTTGATGAAGTATATACAGATAATCCTGTATGGATATTTTATGACTTATTAACAAATACTCACTATGGATTAGGTCAATTTATAGACCCAGATCAAATAGATAAATATGAATTATTTAGATTAGCAAAATTCTGTGACGAAGAAGTTAGTGATGGACAAGGCGGAACAGAGCCTAGATTTACTTGTAATGTATATGTCACAAAAGGAACAGAAGCCACAAACTTACTAAAACAATTCGCCTCTATATTTAGAGGAATAGCACTATGGATGGACGGGCAGATTACTGCTATTTCCGATAGACCTAAAAAACCAATTTATACTTTTACAAAAGCAAATGTTGAAGGCGGATCTTTTTCTTATGAAGGAACGGGTCAAAAAGTAAAAGTAAATCAAATAAAAGTTACATGGAATGATCCAGCAGATAACTATAAACAAGCAGCAGAATATGTTGAAGATTCCCAGGCGCTTATATCAACAATTACAGGAGCTGCACCTAGACTTATTAGAAAAGATTTACTTGCTTTTGGTACTACTTCAAGAGGACAAGCT